TCTGACACTATGGATTCATTTAACGATGGAAAAGATTGGAAAGCTGAAGCTGAAAGAATCGATAAAGAATGGCGGCAGAAATACCACGACAGATTTTTCAACCCATCCAATGATAAGGACGAAGACCCGTTGGATGCAGGTGACCCCGACCCCAAACCTTTAAGGTTTGAAGATTTATTTAAATAAAAGGAGTGATTTAAATGCCTCGCAGAATTGCGATGAGTACACTTAATGCAAGCACACTTGATATTCTGAATACTATCAGAGCAAATGCAAGTCAGGCTTATCAGGCAAGTGTACCGAGTATTTCCGATGTAAGGGATATTCCTAAAGTTGGTGAAGCACTTTGGGGTTATCCGAATCTCGCAAACGAATTTCTTTCCGCACTCATCAACAGGATTGCCGCAGTTAGGGTAAAGAGTGCTACGTTCAACAACGCTTATGCTATGCTCAAGAAAGGTTACCTTGAGTTTGGCGAAACTGTCGAAGAAGTCTTTGTACAGATTGCCAAAGCAAGAGAGTTCTCTCCTGAGAAAGCAAGTGCAAGGGAACTGAAGCGTACTCTGCCTGATGTTCGTGCCGCTTTCCATACGATGAATTGGCGAGTAGAGTACCCTGTAACCATCCAGAACAATGACCTTAAAATGGCTTTCCTCTCTGAGAATGGTGTACAGGATTTGATTGCCCGTATTGTCGATGCAATCTATACTGCCGCCGAGTATGATGAGTTCTTGCTCTTCAAGTATCTGCTTATCAAGAGCATTTCCAAGGGCAAAATGTACCCTGTGGCTTTCGATGCTACTACCATGAAGACAGGTGCAGTTGCTTTCCGTGGTGCTTCTAACAAGTTGACCTTTATGAGCAACGAATACAACGAAAGCAGAGTTCATACCACTACACCCAAAGCAGACCAGTATATTTTCATGGATGCGAACTTCAATGCTCAGTATGACGTCGATGTTCTTGCCGCCGCTTTCAATATGGAAAAGGCTGAGTTCATGGGCAAGCTGATGCTTATTGATAATTTCACTACATTTGACAATGACAGGTTTGCTGAAATCCGTACCAACTCTGACATGATTGAAGAGGTTACCTCTACTGAACTTTCTCTTATGACTAATGTCAAAGCTGTCCTTGTGGACAAAGAGTGGTTTCAGGTTTACGATAACCTTGCTCAGTTTGATGAGAAGTATGTGGCGAGTGGTATGTATTGGAATTACTTCTACCATGTGTGGAAGACATTCTCTTACTCTCCGTTCTCCAATGCTATCGTATTTGTAGACGATGCCGCTACTGTTTCTGACCCGTCCTCTCTTACTGTTACTGTGCTTGGTGTTACTGTATCTGGTGACCAGAAAATCTTCACGCTTGGTGTTGACCCCGCAAGTGCTACAGTTCAGCACTACAATGTCGAGTTTGTCGAAGATAGCACAGCAGTTTCCAAAGCTATTGCGGTTCATCCGTATGGTGCTGTTATTATGGGTACAGATTCTACTGCATCTACTTATGTGGTTAAGTATACACTTAAAGCAAAATGTGGTAATTCTACTTATACTGCTACTTCCGCAATTTATGTTGCAGATTACGCTACTGATAGTGCAAGTGCTACTAAGGTTGGCGATACTATTACTCTTGCAAAAGACACTTGATTTTAACAATTGGGGAGTAGGGGAAGTTCCTCTACTCCCTGTTAAGGGGGAATGACAATGGCTTATATTGCTCCAAACACATGGATAACCCTTTGCAGTAATGTTCCTCTCGACAATAGCTATGACCATCAGCTTACCTTTGCAAATGTTGCCGCACAAAGAGCATACTTTTTAAGCAAGAAAGTTGTTGAACTAAGTGCCAACAGTTATCAGAGAGTTATGAGTAATAAACTGAGAATTGCTTGCACTATGGCTCAGGCAGTACAATGCAACTATCTTTATTTCTCAAATGACAGCTTTGAGAATAAATGGTTCTATGCGTTTATAACAGGATGGGAATATATCAATAATGTTACTACTGAGATAACATATGAAATTGATGTGTTCCAGAGTTTTTGGTTTGATGTTGATATTAAATCAGCATTTGTTGAAAGAGAACATAGTTTAACCGATAACGTAGGTGAAAATACTGTTCCAGAACTGCTTGAACAAGGTGAATATGTTGTCAATACTGCGTATGAAATAAACCCAACAGCAAGTTCAAATACTGCCTGTGCATTATTTTATACAACATTTAGAGTAACGGAAGATGAAAATGGAAACTTTACTGACGTTGTTTGGTTTGATGGAGAATTTGTTGCAGGAATTTGGACAGGGTTAAATGTAATAAAAAAGGACACAACTGCCGCTGTTCAAAAATTTATTGACCAATGTGTAGCATGGCAGAATTGGACATATGGTTCTTTACTTGAAGGTATAGTAGCAGTATTTATGTGCCCTTTTAATCCGCCAAATGGAAATGTAATGTCCTATGTGCAACAATATCCAAAGAAAAATAGCGGCTACCTTGGTACATCTGTAGACCCTTATACACCTAAAAATAAAAAATTATATTGTTCACCATACAATATAGCCAGAATTTCAACCGATACTGACACAGCAGACTATAAATATGAAAATTTTATAGGGCAATATATACAATTTTATATAAAATGTGCTATTATACCAGAACCTGTGGTTAGCTGTTATCCTTATCAGTATAAAGGTCAAAACACAAATAAAAATGAAAGAATGACATTAAAGAACTTCCCACAAGTTGCTTATGATGCTGATGTGTGGAAAGTATATATTTCACAACATTCAAACGAACTAGCTGTCGGAGCATTGAGTGCCGTAGCAGGTGTTGCCGAACCTCTTATTAATGTAGGGTTAGCGGCGGCAGGTGCAAGCGGAATGGGTGGAAGTATTCCAAGTTCTGCTTCTTTTGGTGGAGGAATGACAGGCAAAATTGCAGGTTTACTTGGTAATAATCAAGTTTCACCTTATGTTCAGCCTACTTCCTCTAAGATAGGAAATACTGAAGTTAGTGTAAGTTTAGGTGATAGTTCATTCTGGGGTGTTGCAAGAAGTGTTGCACAATTGTATGATATAGCAAGAAAACCACCTCAGTTAAATGGTTTACAAAGTGCGGCGGCAGACTATTCGTTTGCTTATAAAAATTTCAGATTAGAATTTTTAACCATAAAAGCAGAATATGCAAGAATTATTGACAATTTCTTTGATATGTATGGTTATAAAACTAATAGAGTAAAAGTGCCTAATATTACAGGAAGACCATATTGGAATTATGTTCGTACAAGTGGAATAGTTTTAGATATAGCTAATGCACCACAGCCATACATACAAAAAATGATTGATTGCTTCAACAGAGGAATTACTTTCTGGCATAATCCTGCAAATGTAGGTAATTATAGCCTTGACAATTCTCCTGTAACTACACCATAAAGAAAGGAGAGTAACATGGGCAGACATAAAAGAGATAGAGAGTTCTGGCAATCTGCTGACCTCAATAATGCCGCTTATATTCAGTATTATGACAGACTTACAGAGTTGTCTATCTCTATGTTTGAATGGCGTAACTTGCCTGATACTGTAGACCCACGCTTTCTGGAACTTACCCTGTTCGCTAATGGAATGGCTGTATTTTTCAAGAACGATGCCGATGATTATTTAGCACTTCAATGTGCTATTTCTGGACCTCTCGATGTGTACAGGATTCCAACACGCAGAAGAGCATATGCTGTTAACGGATTTAATCAGGAACTTGATGAAACAAATAGTGTTATTATTTATAATAATATGCTTCACAAAAATTCCATGCTCGATGTGCGAATGTTCGCAAGAGATTTGTATAATCTTGACCGTGCTATTTCTGTTAACGCAAATGCCCAGAAAACCCCGATTCTGATTCGTTGCACCGAGAATGAAAGATTAAGTCTTGAAAATGTCTACATGGATTATGATGGCAACAAGCCTGTAATTTATGGTGATAAACAGCTTAATCCTAATGCTCTTACGGTTTTGAAGACAGATGCCCCTTACGTTGCTGATAAACTGTATACGCTGAAAACACAGAAGTGGAATGAAGCACTTACATATCTGGGCATCAGCAATGTTAATATTACGAAACGTGAAAGACTTATTACTGATGAAGTTACGCGAAATCAAGGCGGCACAATAGCAAGTAGGTATAGTAGACTTGAATCTCGCAGACAGGCTTGCAAGCAGATTAACAAGATGTTTGGTCTTGATATTCAGTGCGATTATCGAGAAGACTATCAGGAAATCGTGGATGCTGAAGATTCTGACACGATTAACACGGATGAAAGGGATGAGGTGGATAAATGAGTAAGTATACTACCGAGGTTCGTTTCCTCTGTGAAAGTTTGACAGGGCATGATGAGAGTGAAGACTACTCCTCAATTGATGAAATTATCGAAGATGCCTTGCCTATAATCTTTAGTTTTGACTTCCCAATATTCGATGAAGAATATAGAGAAGTTCTGGAAACTAAAATTCTTCGACACTACTACACAAGGGAAATCGGTTGTGAAACGTATGGTTTGTGGAAACTTAGACTTCAGACTAAGCTGAATGAAATCATGCCATACTACAACAAGCTATATGAGAGTGAATTGCTCAAATATGACCCCTTGCGTGATGTAGATATGATGACCCAACATACGGGTCAAAGGACAGGCGAAAGAACTGATATTAGCAATGACAGCCGAGTTAATAATTTTAGCGGCTCAAGAACAGCAGAAAATAAACAAACAGATGTCGGAAGCACAAATAATCAAAGTGGAAGCACAGATACAACCCAAGATTTGTATTCTGACACACCGCAAGGCGGTTTGACAGGTGTAGATAATCTTACTTATCTTACTAACGCACGAAAAATATCAAATGCGGGTTCAAATTCAAGTGCTACTGATTCCACAAATGTTTCTAACGGAGAAAGTACTGTTAACAGCGAAAATACTGAAAGCACAACAGGAAATAATACCTCTATTGGTAAATTAACCAATACTGAAGATTATGTCATGCACGTTTTTGGCAAATCAGCAGGTGCTAATTATGCCAAGATG